ATCTACCACAAGGCCGGCAACGGGAAGACGTTCGTGAACGTCGGCGAGTTCCTGCCGGCCGAGCAGGTCGTCGAGACCTCGACCGCGAAGCCGCAGGTCGAGCGGGCGGTCGCTCCGCCTACCTCGATGTCGCCGGTGAAGCGGACGACGACGAAGCAGGTCGACGACGCGTCGCGGATGCCGGGGGACGACATTCCGTTCTGATCTTCCGGCCGCTCCCGGCCGTAGTGGCTGCCTATCTCGGCCACAGGGAGAGCGCTGCCGGCGGTCGCGAGATAACACCGGCTCCTGGTGAGGTCGTTCGCCTTGACGACCGGCACTAGGCGGAAGCCCCACGACACGGGGCCAACACACGGAGGGACGGATGACGATCACGGACGCGATCGACGCGATCAACACGGCAGCCGACCGGCACGCCGCGATGAAGATCGCCAACGCGGTCGCGATGGAATCCATGGACGGATCGCGACCCTACGCCGACGAGCTGGCGGTCCGGAAGGCCTGGTTCGAGCGGTGGGGCAACGCTCCGCAGCAGCTCGGCTACGCCGGGCCGCGAGTCGGCACTAACTGGACGGGGGATTGATCATGGCACTACGGACGAGCATGGACGCGATCGAGGCCCTGCCGATCTTCGCCCAGGCGAAGCCGGCGGCCGTCGGCCAGGCCGCGGCCGAGGCCTGCGCCGCGAAGGCCGAGCGGACGACCGCGTTCGACGCCGATCGGGCCAGGGCCGCGGTCCTCGAGGTCCTGGCCGACGGCCAAGCCCGCAGCGGTGAGCAGCTCGTCGACCACTGTCAGCGGCTCGGGATCGTGCCGCACGACGCGAGAGCGTTCGGGGCTGTGTTCCTGAAGCTGAAGCGGATGGGGCTGATTGAGGAGGCCGGATTCGTCGCGAGGAGCAAGGGACACGGGACGAGCGGTGGACGGCTATGGAGGGTGACGAAGTGAAGACATCAACGGCGGGGCCCGGCGAGGCGCGGCACGGCGAGGCGCGGCTGGGCTAGGCTCGGCTAGGCAATGCAAGGCAAGGTTTTCTGTCTGACGCAAGGAGGTGATTTGTGGCCGGTGAGTGGATTCCCTACGACGTTTGCCTACCCCAGAAGCCCGAGGTCCTCGACCTCGTCGACCGGACCGGCCTCGAGGTCGACCAGGTCGTCGGGCGGCTTCTGATGCTCTGGGGATGGTCGGCCCTGAACAGCTCCGACGGGTCGGCCCGGATGTCGCTCCGGCTTCTGTCCAAGGTCTGCGGAGGCGACGAGGCCTTCTGGTACGCGGTCCAGGACGTGGGCTGGCTCGTGATCGACGCGGAGAATGGGACCGTTGGTATCCCCGGATGGGACGCCAGGTTCTCAAAAGCCGCGAAATCAAGGGCTCTGGCGACCGTCCGACACCAGGTCGACAAGGTCGGGGGCGCTAAGCGCCCCCAGCCGGGGCGCTCAGCGCCCCCGACCGGGGCGCAACGCGCCAGAGAGAGAGGAGATAGAAATTCTTCTTCTTCCCCCGTGACGGCTGCGCAAGGGGACCCGGACCGAGCCCCTGCCGGGCCTGCCGGCTGGGAGACGCTCCGCAAGGCCTGGGCGGCTGGTACGGGTCGCCCCTGGCGGCTGCCTGGACCGCCCGACAAGGTCGGGGAGCGGCTGTCGGAGGACGGCTGGTTCGAGAAGGCCCTCGCGGCGATCGAGGCCCTGCCTCGCTGCCGCTACTTCCGCGACCCGGTGACGCTGCCGCAGCTCCTCGCGCCGGGCTTCGTCGACAAGGTCCTCGGGGGCCAGTTCGACAACGCCCGCGATCAGCCGGCCCGCGGAGGATTCCGAGGCCAGGAAGACCGGCCGCCTCCCCAGGCCTGGTCGGGGAGCGACGCCGCGGCGTTCGAGGCGACGAAGCGGAAACTCGCGGATCAGATCAGGTCGCAGGAGGGAGCCGCGTAATGGGACGACCGATCAACACAGGCGTCGAGCCATGGGTCGATCCGGCCGAGGACGCCGCGAGCATGTCGAGTCTACGACTCGCTCCGGCCATCGAGATCGAGGCCCGCAAACTCCGCGAGCGACACATCGGGCGACGCATGGCCGAGACCGAGGAGGCCGCGAGCGCGAAGATCGCGAAATGGAACGCCGGGATCAGCCGGCCACAGGGCGGAGGACACAGGACGTGAATCCGCCCGCCACAGGACGCCAATAGACTCGACCGCGGAGGGCCACGGATGGCTTGCCTACACCTGACGACCGAGCAGCTAGAGAAGGAGTTCGTCGCCGTGTTCGGCGATGGGGTCGCGACGCCGACGAAGCTCTGGGTCGATCACTTCCACGATTATCACACGTTCATACGCGTCGTCTTCCCAAAGTTCACCGGGAAGGGAGCCGACAGGCTCCAGGACCTCCGCGACCGGCTGATGATCAAGTACGGCTACAAGCGGGCCGAGCTGTCGATCGTCGTCTTCATGGACGACGACTCCTACGACTTCTTCGCAGCCCACCGGCTCCACATTCATCTCGCCGGTTGATTCGCAGGGCAGGAAATCTACGGTGAAGGTCCGCACGGAGGCGGATCGTGGAGTTCACCGTCGAGATACCAGGCGACGCCGTTCCCCAGCCGCGGGCACGAAGCACCCGCGGCGGTCGCATGTACACGCCGGACAACGGGATCGTGGCGTTCAAGCAGGCGGTCGGCCTGCTCGTGAAGGCCGAGGCGGCACGGCGGAGGATCTCACGGGACGATTCCTCCGCGTTCGTCCTCGAGGTCGTCTGTGTGTTCGGCCGCCCACTTTCCCACCTGACCACCTCGGGCGAGCTGCGGTCGACGGCCCCGGCCTGGCCGGGCCTGCGGTGTGGCGACTGGGACAATCTCGCGAAAGGCGTCGCGGACGCGATCACGAAGACCGGGGCCGTGTGGAAGGACGATTCGCAGGTCGTCGAGGGCCGCTGCCTGAAACGCTACGCGATTTGTGGGGAAGGACCGCGGGCAGGGATCACGATCCGGAGGCTGCCTCCGTGAGGCGTTCACGGTTCGCGAACAGCGACCGGATTCTGACGGCTGCCCAGGAGCGGATCGTCCGGAGAGCGATCGCCGGCGGAGCAACGCGAGCCGAGGCGGCCGCGGCTGCGGGTGTGCCGGTGAAGCGGGTCTACCGTGCCCTTCACGGTCAACTCTCCGACCTGCCTCCTGGGAAGCACGGGCCGCGGCCCGGCGTCCAGTATCCGCCCCAGCCGGAGTTCGTCGACATCCCGATCGACGAGATCTACCGTCGCGCTGCCGAGCTGCGAGCCGAGAGGTGGAGCGAGGACGAGACCGCGACCAGGTGGAACCCGAGATTCGTCCCACTATCCGACTCGTAGGCTTGTGACATGGCTACCGTATCCGCGACTCCTGGCACGCTGAACATCATCGTGAAGCAAGGCGAGGCCGTCTCGCAACTCCTCGACTTCTCGATCTCGCTCACCGGCTACACGTTCTCAGCCGAGATCGTGTCGGCCGTGACGTTCGCGACCGTCCAGGCCCTGACTGTGTCGACGGTGAATCTCGCGACCGGCCAGGTGAACGTCGGGCTGTCGGCCGCGAACGCGGCGAACGTCGCGGCCGGGACGTACCTGTGGCGTCTCGTCTGGACGCCGGCCGCGGGCAACGACCAGACGGCCCTCGAGGGGATCTGGGAGGTCGTCCGCTGATGCCGATCGAAGTAAACGTCACCGATCAGAACGTCCAGGTCTCCACCAGCGGCCAGACGGTGAACGCGTCGGTGTCGGGCGGCGTCGGGCCTGCCGGTCCGACCGGGGCCACCGGCGCGACTGGAGCGACGGGTCCGGCGGGAGCGACCGGGCCTGCGGGGGCCACGGGATCGCCTGGGGCCACCGGAGCCACCGGGGCCACGGGTCCGGCCGGGACGACGACCTGGGCCGGGATCACCGACAAGCCCGCGACGTTCTCGCCGTCGACCCACGCGTCAAGCCATGCCTCGGCCGGGTCCGACCCGATCACGGTCGGCACGGTGTCGGGGCGGATAGTCACGACCACGACCGGCGGAAAACTTTCGACCGGCACGATAGCGGAGGTGGTTTCCGGACAGGCCGTCGCACCTTCGGCGGTGACGGTATCGCCGCCAAACGTAACCGCTGGAAACTTTCCAGCGGACTTGGTTCCGTTCTCGGTCACATACGACGCCGCCTCGGTTTTTTCGGTGAACGCTCTCGGCGACGTGCAGACGCCAGGAGTGATCGAGGCCGCAGCTTTTAGTGGGGCTGTGGACGCGACAAATCTCACCGGCACGATCCCGACCGCCCGCCTGGCCTCCGGCACCGCCTCGGCCTCGACCTACCTCCGCGGCGACCAGACCTGGGCCGCGATCTCGACCTACACGCTGCCGGCCGCGACGACCTCGACGCTCGGAGGCGTGACCTACGGGACGACGGCCGGCACGGCCTGCCAGGGGAACGACTCGCGGCTGTCCGACGCGAGGACGCCGACGAGCCACGTCCACGCCGCGAGCGACATCACGAGCGGCACGCTCTCAGACTCGCGACTATCCACGAACGCTCAGCAGTCGGTCGAGTCGTTCGTCCATCCGTTTCTCCTCGGGGGCCTGTAATGCCGTCCGCCTACAAAGTGTTGGGGCAGTCGAATCCATCCGCGACCACGGCGACAACGCTCTACACCGTGCCGTCCGCTACGTCGGCCGTCGCCTCGACGCTCTCCGTCTGCAACCAGGGAGCGTCGTCCGCGACGTTCCGTGTCGCCGTCCGGCCTGCCGGGGCGACGCTGGCGGCGACTCATTACCTCGTTTTCGACTCGTCGCTGACTGCGAACGACTCCGCATTCCTGACGCTCGGTATCACGCTGGCGACCACGGATGTTGTGACCGTCTACGCGTCCTCGGCCTCGCTGTCGTTCTCGCTCTTCGGGTCTGAAATCTCGTGACCGTATCCAACGCCTCGACGATCCGACGAGTCTCGACGCTTCGGCTCGCCCCGATCCATCCGGACGCGGCCGATTGGTCTACTCGAGTCGTGGCGCAGGGGGCGAGCGTATCGACGGCCACGCTCGCGAAAGTTAGCCGTCTGTGCTACGCGATCGACGCGGCCGGGATTCGTGATCGGTTTCTGCGGCTGAATGTCTTCAGCGGGACAGGGCTGAATGCCGCGATCACTCCGCTGTTTCGTGGGCGAAGCCTGACCGGGGCGCAGTTTGGCGGAGCGGTCGATACCAACGCGGGCGGCGCGAGTGCGTTCGTGTCGGGGGATTACTCGGAATCGGTTGGGCTGACTGCCGGGCTCTCGACAAGTAAACACCTCGACACTGGATTTACAACGTCGCTGGTGACTGCGGCGCAGTGGGAGGGGCTGCACCTGTCCGCCTGGCATGGGCCAACCGGCGCAGGGGAAACAGACCCCTACCTTTTGGGCGTGAACAACGGAGGCACTGACAGGTTTGCGCTGCAGGTCTCAATAAGAACAACCGTAGCGTCGACTGATTCCGCTCGATGCGGGAAGACCACTAACGTTCTCTCGACTGGCTGGACTAACGGAGCGCGACCAGCGGCGTTTCTGCTCGCGCAAAGAGCCGCCACTACGTTGCTGGAGTTCTACCGAAACGGATCGATCAACGCGACCAATACCACTGCGACTACCGGGATCGCGTCAGTGTCGTTTCCGTTTTTCGTTTTTCGGCTCAACAACTCCGGCTCGCAGTTGGGTGATCAACCTGGCATGGCGCTGCGGCATTACTCGATCGGCCTCGCCATGACTTCCGTGCAGGTCGCCTCGTTCTATTCCGCGATGCTCGCGTTCAACACTTCCATGGGGCGAACGTCGTGACGCTCGACCAGATACCGCTACCGCTGTCCTACGAAGATTCGCGGACGATCGCGCTCGTCTACCCCTACGAAATCGCGTTGGCTCTGTATCAACTGCAAACGGAGTACGGCGACCCGCGGCACGTTCACCAAGGCGTCCAGCTCACCGACGGCCGATATTGCCTATGCGGTGACATTCTCAGCGAGGTCGGGCCTGGCGGGCTCCTCGAGGGGCTCTTCTCGCACATCACGCCCGACATGATGTCGGCCGTCGACGTGATCCCATGGGCTGACGCGGTTGCTCTCATGCCACCGATCGAGGCCGACCCCCTGTGACGCAACGCGTCGAACGCTGGAAGCCTCCGCGTATGCGTCGCACGACCGCGACGAAGGAGGTCGCCCACTACAGGACCGCCGACTGGAAGGCTCGCCGGCTGCGGATCCTGCGGAGGGACGCGTTCGTGTGTCGGTCCTGCTCTCGCGTGGTCTACGGCCAGGCCGCCCACGTCGACCACGTCCAGCCCCTCGAGGAGGGCGGGACGGACGACGACGAGAACCTACAGACGCTGTGCCAGTCGTGCCACGGCACGAAGACCAGGGAAGAGCAGCGGAGGCGAGGCAGGCTGTGATCGAAAAGGGGGTGGGGTCGGCCGCGGGGCCAAAAAAGGACGGAAGACCCCACGAGCCCTCGACGCGTATTTCCGGAGGTTTTCGATAAGGGGGCCAGATTGATCCGGACCACCACTCCCGTACCGTAAGGGCCTGGAGGCCCACAATGCAGATCCGAGACCGCGTCCGCGAACTACGCCGCGTCCGGGCCGGCGACCTGACGCCGAACCCGAAAAACTGGCGAACCCACCCGAAGGCCCAGGCCGACGCCCTCCGCGGGATCCTGGCAGAAGTCGGCTACGCCGACGCCCTGCTCGCCCGCGAGCTGCCCGACGGCTCCCTGATCCTGGTCGACGGTCACCTGCGGGCCGAGACCACGCCCGACCAGGAGGTCCCGGTCCTGGTCCTCGACATCGACGAGGCCGAGGCCGACAAGCTGCTCCTTTCGCTAGACCCGCTCGCGGCCCTGGCCGAGACGAACGCCGTCGCCCTCGACGCCCTCCTCCGCGAAGTCGACACGGGGAGCGAAGGGCTCCAGCAGATGTACGCGGACCTGGCCGAGGCGGCCGAGCTCTACCAGGACGACGCAAAGGAAATCGTCGAGGACGAGGTCCCCGATCCGCCGGTCGATCCGATCACGAAGCCGGGCGACCTGTGGATCCTTGGGGAACATCGCCTGCTCTGCGGCGACTCGACGAAGGCGGAGGATGTCGAGCGGCTGATGGCGGGGGCGAATATCGACATCCTGTTCACGTCTCCGCCCTACTCCGACCAGAGATCGTACGACGGAAACTCCGACCTCTCGCCAGAAAAACTATCGGCGTTTATTACGCAGTCGCAACCATACGCCGATCTGGTCTGCGTGAATCTTGGGATGAAGCGAGATAGGGGCGTAGTCGTTCGGTATTGGGATCACTACATATCGGCCGCCGAGTCGTGCGGCCTCGGTCTGCTGAGCTGGAACGTATGGGACCGCTCTGGATTTGGCTACACGATCGGGCAGGCGACCGCCATGTTCACGATAGATCATGAGTTTGTGTTCGTGTTCGGAAGGGAGTCTCGAACGCTAAACAAAACTGTCCCAAACAAAACAGCCGGAAGGAAAACGGAAGGCACCCGTCGACAAGAAGACGGATCAACCACACCAGCCGAAAGCACAACGTCCAAGCTCCGCCAGTTGGGCACCGTGTTTAGGTGCGATGTAGTGAAGTCGCGAGATAAAGAACTGGACAAACACCCGGCGATGTTCCCGGTCGCTTTTCCGGCGGCATACATCGCGGCTTGTTGCTCCGATGGAGGGAACGTCTACGAGCCCTTCTGCGGCTCCGGCACGACGCTCATCGCCGCCGAGCAACTGGGCCGCAAGTGCTACGGCATGGAGATCTCGCCGGCCTACTGCGACGTGATCGTCAGGCGGTGGGAAACGCTGACCGGCAAGAAGGCCACACGCGAGGAGGCCCCCAGTGGGAAAACGCGGACCGCGTAAACAACCGACAGCTCTCCGCCTTCTGCGGGGCGACCCGTCGAAAGAAGGCAAGCACGCCGACGAGCCGGTCCCGCCGGCCGGGGCCGTCGTCGCCCCGGCTTGGGTGACGGGCAAGGCTCGCGAGAAGTGGGACGAGGTCGTTCCGCAGCTCGAAGCGATGGGCCTGATCACGCCGGCCGATGTCGAAGCGATCGGCCGCTACTGTGCCATGTACGAGCAGTGGGTCCGCTACCTCGACCAGATCCGTCGCGGGCTCGACGTGCTCGTGATCCGCGACAAGGACGGGAAGGTGAAATACATGCAATCGACGCCGGCCGCGACGATGTTCGTCAAGCTGGCCCACTCGATGCTCAGGATCGAGCAGGAATACGGCCTGACGCCGTCGGCCCGTGCTGGGATGGAGGTCAACCGTGGCGAAATCAAGGACACCCTCCAAGCGTTCATCGAAGGCCGAGCCTAAGAAGCGGCTCGCGGGTCCGGCATGGAAGCAGCGGCCCGAATACGTCCCGGGCTACAAGTTCGAGCAGGAGCGAGCCGACCGGGTCGTGAAGTTCGTCCAGCAGTTCGTCACGATGACGAGCGGCCGGAAGTTTGCCGGGAAGCCGATGAAGCTCATGCCGTGGCAGATCCACGACATCATCGAACCGCTCTACGGCTGGGTCGACGACGACGGGCTGCGACGCTACCGCCGGGCCGCGATCTTCGTCAGTAAGAAAAACGGGAAGTCGTCGCTGATGGCTGCCCTCGTCCTGTATCACCTGCTCGCGGACGGCGAGCCCGGCGCGGCCGTCTACGGCGCGGCAGTGGACCGAATCCAGGCCGGGCTCATATACCGTGCCGTCGCCGCGAGCGTCAGGGCAAACCCCGAGCTGACGCGAGCCCTCGAGGTGATCGACTCGCGGTCGACCATCGTCCATAAGCCGACGGCCAGTCGATACACCTGCCTCGCCGCCGACTCGTGGAGAGCTGAAGGTATCGACGCGTCGTCCGTCGTGATCGACGAGCTACACGCTCACCGTAAGCCGGACCTCGTCCAGGCCCTGACCTACGCCGGGGCCGCGAGATCCCAGCCGCTCGTCGTCGCGATCTCAACGGCCGGCGAGTCCCGGAACGGGATTGGCTTTCGATGGTACGAGGACGCCCGGCTGGTCGAAGCGAACCCGGCCGCTAACCCGACATTCTTCGGGAAGATCTACGAGGCGAAGCCGGACGACCCTCGCGGCTACGGCGACCCGGAAGTGTGGCGTGAGGCGAACCCGTCGATCGGCGTCACGATAACCGAGAAGGACTTCGCGGCCGACTACGCCGACGCCCTCACGGCCCCGACGAAGATGACGGCGTTCCTCAGATACCGGCTCGGAATCTGGGCACAGGCCGACGCTCGCTGGTTCCACGGCGACGACTGGTCGGCCTGCTCCGCCGGTCCGCTCGATCCGACCGAGGGCCGGCCGTGCTGGGTCGGCGTCGACCTGGCGTCGAATCTCGACATGACGGCGGCCGCGTTCGTGTTCAAGGAGTCGGACGGCTCCTATTCGGTCGAGTGGCGCTACTGGGTCCCACGCGAGACCGTGGCCGACCGTGTCCGCGAAGGGATCCCCTACGACGCCTGGATCCGCGACGGCTGGGTGACTGTCACCGATGGACACCGGCTCGATCACGAGAGCGTCGCTCGCGACATCATCGCGTATGGCGAGACCCACGAGATCAAGGCCGTGGGCTGCGACCCCTGGCAGGCCGGAGCCCTCGAGACGCTGCTCCAGCGTGAAGGGATCACGACGAAGGACATAGCGCAAAAAACGTCGACGCTCAACTCGCCATGTAAACTCCTCGAGGCCCTGGTCGTCGAGAAGCGGCTCCGCACGGGCGGGAATCCGGTCGCCCAGTGGAACGCAAACAACGTTTGTGTCTACACCGATCCCACAGGGATGATTAAACCCGACAAGGCGAAGAGTACGGAGAAGATCGACGGCGTCGCGGCTCTCGTGAATGCCCTCGCTCTCGCGTCCACCGACGAGGACACGGGGACCGGCCGGAGCCTCGACGAGTGGCGGATCCGCGTCCTGTAGCGAGATTCTGCCCGGCGGGCCGCTGGGATATTGGCGGGCACCGTCCACGAGGTCGCCGCCCGTGCCCGAAAAGAAGCCCAGCCGCAAGCCGACCGCCAATGGAGGCCGCGGCAGCCGCCGCCGCTCCCCGGCGAAGGCCGCCG